CACGGCGGCGGAGAACGTATTCATCAACGTTTCGCCGATTCGAAACGCCTTCATCGCTTCGAACGCCGCACCGCCCTGTTTCCCCTGCATGTTGTAGAGAGAGGTGGCGAGCGAACCCAGCATCCCGAAGGTAGCCGCCCCCATCGCCACTTTCTGCTGTTGCGCCATCGCTTCTTGCTGGAGGTCGTACTCCCGGTAGGCGTCCTTTATCTCCGCTTCTTTTCCGCCAATTTCCTCGAGGTACATAATCTTCTGGTCCTGAAGATCTGACCAGCGCTTGAAATCCTGGGTGTACGGATCCTCCCCGGCGTTGATCGCGGACACCACGCCGAGATTCTGCCCGAACTCGCTCCCGCCGATCTTCCCGAACGCCTCCTGCGTCCGGGCGGTCTGCTGTTCAAAAAGCAGATCCCGCTGTTCCCGCATGAGATCCGCGATTTTTGCTTCTACTTCCACCCGCCGGGCGTTTATTTCATACGCCTCCAGCGACTTGCTCGCCGCGATCTGATCCTGAAAGATAGCTTCCTTCCCGAGAATTTCCAGAAGCTGCGCGTTTGTCCCGACAAACTCCCCCTCGATGCTCAGAGCGTCCATCGCCAGCCAGTTCCGCTGCCGCTGGATCTCGAGAAGGGCACGTTCGGAAGCGGCCTGATCTTTGATACCCTGCGATGCGGTGTCGTGTCCGGCCTTGACGGCCAGGGCGTTCAACTCCTGCCCGGCCCGGATGCGCTGCTCCTCGGCATCAAGGGACGCTTTCCCGATCGCCTGCGCAAGTTCCAACTTCCTCTTTTGCGTCTCCTCATGCATCTTTAATTCGATACCGGATATTTTCAGTTCCCGAGCGATTTCCGCCTCGTCCCACTTCGCCGAGTAGTCGGCGTACATGGCGTCGTAATACTTCTTTGCAGCGTGAAGGTCGTCGAGTTTCTTCTTCTCGTCGTCGAACCATTTGTTCAGCCGAATGAACTCCCGGTCGTATTCGCCAGCAGAGGCGAGATCTTTCTCCTCGATGTACTTCCGGTAGAGTTCCGTGAGTTGTTCGAGTTGCTTTCGATTCCCGTCGCCCCCCAACGCGGGAAGAGGAGCGCCGCCCCCCACCTTCCCCATGTCTCCGAAACTCGCAAGCGCACCCTTGATGTTCGCCAGCGCGTCCACCGCGGACTGGGCGGCGTTGCCGTATGCCTTGTCCGCCTTCTTCGCCCATCGCTCGGTCGCCCCTTCGGTTACGCCCAGCCAGTCGGTGAGCATCGCTCCTTGTGAGACAAGCGTATCGAAGGCCCCCGCCAGCCCGTACACCAACGTCATGGCGACCTGGAAAATCGCCATGAAGGGCTGACCGATGATCAGGAGAAGGCTCCCGACGAAATATTTCATCCGGTCGACGGAGTTATTGAACCGCTCCATCCGGTCGGCTGCGGAGTCCAGCTCCGGCCCGAGCGTCGCCTGCACCTGCGCCATCCGCTCGGCCACGATGGTGTACATCGCCTGGGCCTTCTCGGCTTTGCTCATCGTGTCGGCGTACTTCCCATACTTTTGTTCCAGGTCGACGATGCCAACGAGGGCTTTTAAGCCCCGCTCCCGGCCGGTGGCGATCGACTGGGAGAGCATTTCAAACGCATCGGCGGTCGATACGGTGCCGGCCTTGATGTGCGATAAAGACACCGACCACGAGGCGATCTGCGCGAGTTGTTCCGGTCCAAGACCCTTCATCAGAGCGTCCCCCGCGACCTTGGCGGCAGCCCCCATCCCGATCAAGCCTTTGGATTCCTGCTCGATCTTCCCGACAAGATCCTGCGCCGTCATCCCGTACTGCCGGGTCAGGGCGTCAAGCGAGGCCATCGCCTCGTCGGTCTGCGCGGCTTTCTCCATCAGCCCCCATATCGACTGGAACGCCCTGACGGCGGCGTAGATCCCGACGGACACCTCGGCCCAGTTAGATTTCAGGCGCTGGGTTAAGGACTGCGTGCGCGAACCCAACTTCTCCGTCTCGTCCCCGACCATCCGGATACCGGTGACGGCTCCGGTTGGATCGGCGGTGATGACGACGCTTATCCTGTTCTCATTGGCCATCGGGCACCTTCGGAGTTTCCAATTCGCGCTTCATCGCACCTAGATCCAGCCATTCCTCGATCGAAAGGTCGTTCTGAGCGAAGGGGAACCCCCCCTGCTGCAGGGAGAACAGAAACCAGATATGGCTGAACCAGGCGGAAGGGATATACGGTTCCCGGTGCTCGCACCTCGCGCATATTTCCGCTAGGTGCGGGCCGCTGCCCTTGGCGCATCCCTTCTTCCGCTCCGGGGTACAGTTCTCCCGAAGGGCCTTCAGCTCTTCCCCAAAGGGAGGATCTCTTCCGCCTCCTCGCCGAACTCGACATCTTCCGCGTTCTGCCCGGAACGGATCCCGTCGAAGACGATGTGCGCGACGGTCGTCACGATGTCGGCGGCGGTTTCCTTAAGCAAATTCTTCCAGTCCTCCCGGTAGTGCGGGGATTCCGGATCCGGGGAAATCGGCTGCCCGTCGTACCCAAAAGCCCCCTCCTCGAACCCCGTGAGGATCTCCAGGCCGAATTTCAGTGCCGGATCGAAGTTGTCGACCACGACCTTGTTCCCCTTCCGGCGGATCGACTGCTGGCGGTATGATTTGACCTGGCTAGTAGTCGGCGTCGCATAGAAAACACCGATCTGCGTTCCGGAAAGCGTGTCGTCCAGGACGAGCTTGTTCCGGTCGTCTTTTTTAAGGTCTCTCATAGAACCTCCGTTTTCTTAGTTGAACGTCACAGTAACGTCGTCTTCGCCGGCGTCCGGGCAAACCAAGAGGGAAAGGGTGTGAGTGAGGATCCCCTCTCGCTCCCCGAATTTGCTCGAATCGACGACGACCTTCGGGCAGTCGAGCTTCATGCGGTTGCCGGGGTTTTCACCGAAGGTGATGGAGAGGACCTGCTCGGTCCCGTCGGTTAAAAGCGTCAGAGGGTCGAACGAGGAGAGCGCGGAAGCCTCCGGGTCGATCTCCGCCGTGACCTTGCGCTCCTTGATGAAGTGCGCGAGGAACCCGGTCTGAGCGTTTACGTCGGGGCGCTTGGCGATATCGTTGCCGTACGTGAGTTTGAAACTCTCGATCGTCCCGGCGAAGCTCCCTAAGGTAAACAGCCCGGATTTAAGCGCCGGCGGGATGGAGGCGTTGTACACGGCGTCCGTTGGGATCGTTTGGTCGGCGGGACCAGCGTAGAGCCCCTGGAACTCCCACTTGATCTTGCCGAACTCCCCGGCCTTTCCGTCCAAGGACCAAGTACCGCGGCAGCCGGTGACCACGTACTGGATGTCGTGCTGCCAGAAGTAGATCGTGATCGACGGCCCTTCGATGTCGTCTTGCGGGGTGTAGACGACCGGCCCGGTCGCAGGCGTTACGGTTTCCAGCATCCCGCACCCGACGAACAGGACGCCGATCTCCGGAGGCGTGTCCGGAGTCGAGTCCCCGCTGCCCTTGACCTCGGTCGAAAACGATATCTTGATCGCCTCCCCGATGCTGATCGCAGGACGGTTTCCAAAGAACGCCTTGACGTTTAACCGGTCCAGCTTCTTCATCACGACGTCGACCTCGGGCAGGTCGGTCAGGATGGCGTTCGCCGCGGTCGTAGGAATGGGATCGACCCCATAGGAACTCTCGGCCTTTGCCAGAATCAATGCCCTGTTTTTAAACATTTACCTCACCTCCTACGGCGACCCAACGGGGTGCCGATACAAGATTTCGTAGGTCTGCTGCAAGGCGATTAAGCCCCGTCCGGGGTCCAGGGATAAAATGTCCGATCCGGTACGATGACAATTCATGGCCTTATTGCCTCTCGTCGGGTCGGCGGACAAGGCCGCATGGATCGATGCGAAAACCAATTCAGCGTCCGTATCCTTGCACCACACCTCGACGACAACCCGCCAAGTGAATACCTCGTAACCCGTGGACCGGGCGGCTTCCTGATCGCTTCCTTGCAGGACGAATAGCGAAGGGAGCGTCAGCGCGTCGAGATCCACCTGCTCGTACTTGCCCGTATAGACATCCCCCACGCCAGGGATGCCTTTAAGGATTGTTTCGAAGTTGGCGAGGATGCTGCTGCGGACACTCATGGATGCCTCTTCCCGAGGAACAGCGTGGTCCAGCCGGTCTCGTCGGGCTGGACCTTGAGAACGCGGTACGCCACGCCGCCAACTTCGAGCGTGTCGCCGTTCTTCACGCCTGCGATATCGGAGGATCTGCACCCCGCCTGCCCGATGATCCCCTGCGGCACGATGTCCCCGCCGAGCGCCACGTCTCCCACCTCGAGGGTGAAGCAGGCACGGATCTGCTTGGACGATCCACCCGCGGGGGTGAAGAGTGCGGTCGTGGAGAGGAAGTCATCGGTTAAAAAATCCGTTACCCAGTCGATCATTGCGTCTTCTATCCTTTCGTTTTCTTGCCCTTCTTCTCTTCCTCTTCCGCCGGAGCCTCTTCTCCGCTCGGCGCCGCGTAGACAACCGCTTCGCGGGCGATCGCACGCTTGACGGCGGAAAGCGCCCTAGCGGTGTATTCGTCGACCTCGACCACGTCATCGACGGCAAAGGGCTTGCCGCCGATGCAGCATGGAACGGTCACGATCATCTTCACCATTTCCTTACCCCCTGAAGTTGGCAGAGGGCCGCCCACGAGCGAGCGGCCCCCATCGGTTGTGAGTGTCATTTTTTAAGCGGATCAGGTGATGCTGGTCGCCAGGGTGAAGGCGACCGGGTGCCGGACCGCCACATCCACCGACTGGAAGGCAACGATCCGGACCGTGCCGGCGGAGCTGCCTGTGTAGGGATCGACCAGGATGTCGAGGACTCCCCACTCGCCCATCATGACCTGCGTGAAGTCGCCGAAGAACATGTCCCCCGCGGCGATCTGGTTGGTGACCTCGACCGGGTATCCGTTCAACTGGTTGTCCTCGATCATGAACACGGGGTAGGTCGTCCCGATCTTCGGGCGGCCTTTCAGGAGCCCGCGGATCGTCGCGTTGGCGACGTACCGCATCCCGGCCACGTCGGCGTTCGCCGCGGCGACCAGCGTCTCCATGTTGACCGCGTTCCCCCACGCAAACGACGCGCCAGCCTCGGAGCCGATCCCGCTGACTCCGGCGATGCCCAACGGCTGGCCGTTGGCCCCCGTACCGTGGAACAAGGCGAGGTCGATGGCGAGAGCGAGGATCTTGGAGAGGTCGCCCTGCACAAGCCCGTCGACGGCCGGGGTTCCCTGGAGAAGCAACTGGCGGGAGAAGTCGGTATAGGCGCCGACCGTCTTCGGGGAGAGCGTGACCTGCCCGAAGGTCTGATTCCCAGCCGTCGGTGCGGTATTCTCCGCCACCCAGTACGCGGTCGCTGCAGCGGTGAACGAGGGAATCGCGATGTTGCCGACCAGCCCGGAGAGCATCTGGATCCCGAGCTTGGTCGCGATCATCCGGTTCCGGAGCAGCTCGATGAACAGGTCCGGCCGGAGGGTCGTGCCGACCAGACTTGCCCCCGTGGTGGAACCGCCCGCCGTAAGTACCGTGCGCTGCTCGGTGCGCAGCGGCACGTCGTATGGGACGAAGAAGGTTCCCCGCTTGTTGTACCCCTCCTTGGAGATCCGCTTCTCGATCGCCATCGAGCATTCCCGCTCGAACCCCGCCTGGCTCCAGTCGCCGTTGATGGCGGCGGCGATGGCCCGGCCGATCGAGTACCGCTTCCTGTCCCCCTCGGACATCCCGAGGTCGGACGGCGGCGTGTCGATGGGCTTGGTCGTTCCGATGTGCTTCAAGACGTTGTGACGGAACTGCTCGATGCTCAGCCCGTCGGAAATCGCCTTGTCGCGCATCTCCGCCGGCAGGTTGTGGCGCGAAACGAGCGCGGTGATCTCGGCGATCCTTTCCCGCTCCGCCTTCTGGATCGCATCCCGGTTCTCCTGCTCCTTCTGTTCCTTGGCCCGCTGCTGCGCGGCCAACTCTTCTGCGGTCTTGTCCGGCATGAGTTGAACCTCCTTGGCCACGTGGGCCGGTATTTCGACGGGGCCTTTCGGCTCCAACGCCGATTCCTTGCTTCTGCCCACGCCGACAGATGTATCCGCCGGGATGGGAACCATGCTCACCTCGTAGGGAGTCCAGCGTCTGATCCGGTAGGCTGGCGCCTGTTCCTTGAGCGCGAGATTCTTGATCTCGTCGCTCATCTCCTCGGGGCTCATCTGGATCGGGTCCTCGTCGATGGAGTAGCCCACGGAGACGTTGCGGCGGATGCCGTCGGCCACGTCCCGGAAGACTTCCTCGCCAAGCGTGGAGCGTGAGAACCGAACCGTCGCCCGCCCCACCTTGTCCTGATCGCAGCGACAATCCTCCACCACGCCGATCTGCTTGTCGGTGGAGTGATTCAGGAGGACCGCTCCGCCGTTCTGCATCCGGGACATGTCCATTGCACCCGGGTCGTGGGAAAGGATTTCGATTCCCCACCAGCGCACGACCGGCTGCTCGGAGGAAAACGCCAGATCGACGGTTCGCTTCTCCCCATCGATGGAGCTTTTTTGGATCGTCACCGCCCGGGACTCTCTCGAGCCCGCCTTCGGGAACTTGCGTTCTTCCACACGATTTGCCATCTCCACCCCCCAAAAGAAAAAGGCCGAGTCGCCCCGGCCTTCTCCGTTCTTCTTTCTTCTGCTCGTGCTATGCGTTCGCGGTTACGTCCTTGCCGTTTCCTTTCCCCTTCCCCTTCCCCGATCCGTTGGTGGGTGCGGCCGGGGTCTCCTCAGAAGCCACATCCGCCTCCGGGTCACCTATTGCGGCATCTTTCCCCCCGCCTTTGAAGTCGAATGCCAGGCCCAGTTCTGCCGCGAGATCACTCTCCTCCTTGATCTCCTCGTAGATATCCTCTAAGTCCCCGCCCATCTCGGTTACGACCTGCGTGGAGGATTTAAACCCCGCCCCCACCGCAGCCCGGGCTGCTTCCACATCCTTTAGCGGGTCCACCCACGCCCACCGCCTACCGGTCCACTTCGGCGCGTTGAACTTATCGAACTTCGATAGCGGCAGCTTCCCGATCGAGCCCATGGTGAGCGCCATCTCCAGCCAGTTCGCAAATACGGGATTCAGTAGGTTCTCGATCAGCCAGACCTGGCCTTCTTTCCACTCCTCGCGCTCCTCGATCAACCCCGCCCGGATGGAAGAGAAGTTCACCGACGACAGATCCTGCGAGAGGGTCGCGTAAGAAGTCCCCAATCCGGCGGCAACGCCGCGCAGGCACGCTTCGATGAACGGCCCATGCTGCTGGTCGGGATATTTCGGGTCGTAGGAGTTAAACTTCCAGCCAGGCGGCAGCTTCTCCATCTGCCCGGGCTCGGCCGACATGATGGGGTTGCCGCTTGGGTCCTTCCCGTCCCCCTCGAACTGATCGCCCGATTCCGTCTCGTAAAATCCCATCTTGCAGGCGGACACCCGAGCGTTGATCACCGCCGCCTCTTCGTACCCCGAGAGCATCTTTAGCCTCAGCATCGAGGGCGTCATCTGCGACACATCCCGGGTGGCGTCCACCCGCTCCGGGTCGTAGAGGTGGATCATCTCGGAAGCGGGGATGCGAACGTAGGGACCGGCGCTTAGCTGCACCTGATTCCATCCAAGCGACGGCTGGTACTCTCGCACGTAATACGCGACCGGCTTGCGCTGCGGCGTGATCTCGATCCCCATCCGAATGATGTTGCCGTTGGTGAGGATGTCGTTGTACCGATCGTCGACCAGTTCCGGCTCGATCAGCTGGAGCGCGAAGCCGTAACTATTGATCCCGCTGCCTTTGAGCATCCGGAGGAAGATCTCTCCGTCCCGTTTCACGCCGGTCACACACATCGATTGGACCTTGCGGAAGGAGAACCGCCCCGATATCTCGCAGATCCCCTTCCGGCTCCAGTCGGTAAATTTCTGCTCGATCAGATCGTTAGCGAACTTGTCCAGCTTGAAGACAATCCGGCCATCGGAGGCTGCGGAGGAATCCTTGGCCTTCACCTGCAACGCAAACCCATCCGAGCCGACGATGTTCTTCCGGCACGCCCGCAGGTACGCCTTGGCGTACGGGTCGTTCTGCGTCAGTTCCCGGGCCCGAGAGCGGATCACCT